CAACAAATATGTCTGTACCCACTGTACCAAAATTAGCTTCATCTAGATAGTTAGCAACAAAATTAGCTATGTCCATTATGCCCTTGCCCTTGCAGCATGCTTCTTTAGAGTGCTATTTATTTTAATAGCTTGCTCGTCGCCAGATTTTTTCAAAAAAGCTTTGCCTGTGCCACTAGTAGTATAATTCTCAACTGTTCTATTGTTGTCGCCGCCAAACTCCTGAAAACGCGCATATTTTATAAAAAATGAAATTCTCCACCACAATGGCACTCTCTGATTTGTTTCACTTTGCGAGCGTAACCCACCCTTGTCAAATGGCGCTCTGTTTTTTGCATTTATTAAAATGTCTCTTGAGCCATCAGCTAAAGCGTCATCTAATACATTGTAAAGACTTCTTCTAAAACTGGGCAGATTATTTTTAATTTTAACTGATGACGCCATAAGTTTGTAACTCCACTTTTAAGAACTCCACATTGTTTGTTCTGAATGTTTTGCCTTCGGTAATTTTTTCGACCCTAAAATGATTGCCTTCAATTCTAATAATATCTTTTAGCTCAACACCACTGTTAGGTTCAAACCAGGCCATTGCGTCCGAAGCGTCTACTTCGCTATTGCTATCGCTAATATGATTTACTATATACCTGTAATGACAGACAAGTTCTGTCTCGGCCGCTGTAACATAATCACCATAACTGTTTCTAGTGTAAGCCAGCTTATATGCAGTGTATAGCATAGGTGGCTTCATCTATACCTCAGGAAATAAATACTTAACTGTATCTAGTGTATTTTTAATTTCAGTAGTAGCAAATTCAACCGAATAGCCCTCAATGCTTTGCTTTTTAATATTGTCTGTATTTTCTACTTGAACAACTATAGCGCTAATCATTGCGTCTTTAACCATATTAAGTGTAGCAGTATCTTCATAAATACTAAATTTAGCAGTAACGGCTATATTGTTAATGCCAGCATTTAGTAGCCCTAGTCTATTGCAAACCATACGCTTCAAAGTTCTGTTTATTGGTTCTAAAGTGTAATCGCTAGAAAGTAATGTATAAAAATTAAGGTAGTACTCGTCAACATATTCTACTTTAGTAACGCTAGTGCAAGGGTCAATGGCAAGATTTTGTACATCGCCATCATAATATCTAGTCGTCGCCGATGCGCTTTCTATGCTTGAGCCGATAATTTTTTCTACTTGCGCCTGAATTGCTAGATTTATCAATGGAAATGCTGCCGCCTCTTCTGTCGAGAGTGTTCGGCCTAGCCTTGCTTCTACTTCGCTTTGACTTATTAACGCCATTTTTTAACTCCTTAACTTTTATTATTGCAGCATTATAATCTATTGTTAACATATGTAAATTATATCACAAATACAAAAAAAGCACTTGTATTTCAAAGTGCTTAATTTTGTAGCTAGATAAACTAACTAATTGCGACTGGTCCCATTCTACCAAGTAATCTTCCGTCAGTAGCATTTCTGCTTTCATCAACAAGCGCTGTAAATGTAACTTCGAATACTGACTGTTCGTCAATTTTGTAGGCTACTTTTGCATTGTCAGTAGATACTGCTTTGAAAAATGTAATTGTTTTAGAGCCGTTAGCATTGTTACCTTGAGGAGTTAACACTAATTCTAGTGCGTCATTTCTCAATTGGTAACCAGCTTTAGTTCCAAAGTGTAGATGTTCCTTCGTAAGAGTACCAACGTCCCAATCAGCTTCAGGAATTATGTACGATAGTACCCCTGGAGTGATTTCGGCTAGTTTTAATTTTACTGTCGCGTGCTGACCAGCAAGCACCATATCTACAGGTGTATTGCCGTATATGTCAGTTTTAACTTCGGTAAATTCTCTTTCGATTTCAACTTCAACACCATCGACGGTGTGACCTAAGTCGACACCACCAAAAGTGACTAGGCTTCCTGCTGCAACATATAGATTGTTTACATTGGCCATCTAATCCTCCTTAGCTTACTGTGCCTGTTCCGATAATGGTGAATGCACCTTCGAAACGTGTTTGTGGCACTACTCGCATAGTTGCGCGCATTGCGTAACTGTCTTGAGTAATTAGGTTAATATCTGTACCACCAGCGTCTTTAACTACGCCTGAGTCAAATACTTTAGTTTCTAGTAATCGCTTAACGTGTAGCTTTACTCGAGACAAATCGCCAAATACTGCGAATGGTGTCTTTGAACCGATGTCTAGTGTAGATGGCATAATGTCTACCAATTCTACAGGTACGCCGTTAATCATAGGTGTAACACCCATGTTAGGGTCGCCCATTAGGTAAATACCAGCTGTGCTAGCTTTTTGCTGTCTAAGTACATTAAATACACTTGGGGACATAAAAAATCTACCCTGACTTCTAACACTTGATTTGACCTGGTATTGTGCGTTCATACAGTCATCTAAATCAAAGTTAGCTAGGGCAGCGCCTACGCTAATTATTTTGTAAGTTTCGGTAACTGTAGGTGTTAGCAAACCATAAGTAGCGTCTGTAAATACAAGCTGGTCAAATAATTTAGCTCTTGCTCGTGCAACTTCATTTGTAGCGTCTGTAAATACGTCAATTGCTGAGTCTTCAACAAGTTCGCTAGTCATTACTAGAGTAGCAATATATTTGTCTAGTGCTACTGTAGTTGCTTTGTAAGTTAGCTTTTGAGCATTTACTGCAGTGGCTTCGCCAGTTTTAGTAAAGCTTATTTCGTTAGTACCACCTAGTAGAGTAACGCTATCTCGGTCAGTTCTACGAACATCACATAGTCTAGCTGCTACGCCGTATTCATCAGTTAGTCTTTCAACTTCTGCAATGAATTCTGGGTCTGGAACTAAAGCTCCGCCGTCAGCGGTAGTAGTTACGTTTTGATAGTTAGCTTTGCTAACATCGCCCCACGCTTTAGATACATAGCTATTATATTCAGCCATGCCTTGTGCGTCTTTGTTAAGATGAGCTATTAGCCCTCTTGCAAATCTTATTTCTTTTGGTAGTGACTCCATACCAGTCTTAACAATCTTGTTAAGCTTTTCCTCTGAGTCATGTATGTTTTTCTTGTTTGTCTTTTCCATTTTTTCTGCGAATTTCTCGGCAATTTCGTCAGCTGATGGAATAACAATAGATGAAGCAGCTTTTTCAGCAACAGCCTTAACAACTGCGTCGTCTATAAGAATTTTATCTTCTTTCATTATTTATTCTCCTTAAGTTTTATTATTTTAATAACATTCTCGGCTTGCTGGTCGACCGCTTGCGCTTGACGCAAGACAACTCGTCGAGTGCTGTTTTCATTAGCCGAGTCCTCATGGGTTTCGCTGATAGCTACTTCCTTTAAGGTGGCAACTAGTGACTCTAGTAAATTTATGTTTTTAGTTATTTCTGTTTCGCCGTTTTTTGAATCAAGTATCTTTCTTGCATAGGCATTACCAAGCGCCCTTAACTCGGCTTTTTGGTTTCCGTCTAGACTTTTAGAAGCAACTAGCGCTTCTTGGTTTGCTGGAATACTAACAACGCTAAACTCTTTCATTTTGAGTTTGTCTATTGTTATGCCGTCAGCAGCCCATTCTTCTACCATACCGCCAATAGATACAGCGTTAAGATAGCCGTCTACAATGTACTGGTATATTTTATTTGCAAAAGCGTCTTTTAGATAAAATTGCGCATTAGCCATTAGCTTGCCACCCTCTTTCCAAATCTTTGTAGCTTTAGCTATTGGCAAGTTAAAGCCATCGTGACCCCACAAGACAACGGGGTTTTTCTTGTAGTCTTTGAAGTCAATGCCATCAACATTTATTCGTTCGCCATGGCTGTCAAGAGCGTTAGTGCTTACAACAAATTGCACTTCACCTTCTTTAAGTTTGCTGGCCTTTTCAATTATTCCATCTGTTTTAATATTCATTTTTTACTCCTAATTAAAAAAAGCCTAAAAGAGTCTTGACACATTGGTCAAGAAATAGGTCTCTTTAAGGACTCTGTGTTTACAATATCATATTCATTAGTTATGTGTAAAGTATTATTATAAATATGATATTCGAATACCATTCTACATCTAGGGCATTTAATGGCCGCAACCATTATAGTACCTTTAGCCAAAAGCTTATTACAGCCTTTGCATTTAATATCTTGCATTATATCAAATCTTTTCGTAGAACCACTTAGTGCCAGACTTGAATACATAAATCATCACATCACCATCGGTTGAATAAATAAACTTTGGTGGGTCAGAGCCTACAATGTCGTAAGCATTAACTGCAATGAATGGTATGAAAACTTCTGGTGTA